CCTAGCGCATGGCAAAAATATTTGAGGGACACAAAAACCGAGGGCGCACCAGCGAATGCGTTTTCTACAGGCAGAGACGAAATTTATTTTCATGCAGATCCCTTTTACGGTAAAGGCGCACCCAACGACACTCTTTATGCTCGCCAAATAGGAAGCGTCCTGAGACATGAAATGACTCATGCCGCAGAAGCCAATAGTAAAATTATTGGTTTGTTGTCATCAGCGTATTTGTCGTATCAGACGATGGGACAAACGGCGACCGAACCTATCCCGAGCGGAAAAACTGGATACCAGTTGTATGCCCAGAGGCATTACGACAACGGGCTTGGGTTGCAATCGGGTTTGCCCATCAAATACTCCACTATGTCCTATGGGGTACTTGCAAGCGAAACATTGACCGTTGGTTTGGATAGTTACCTGATGTTCCAGCCTCAATATGGGCGTGTTATGAACACGGAGTCGCTAGGCTACGGGGCGTGGTCTTTGGGAATGTTGGCGGTGCAGTGATGCGATGGGTTTGGGCTGACGGTCAGATTGAAGTTGTGGACGGGAAGATCTCTGGGACGGAATCGTTCGTGGACGCAGTCAATGATGCGATCGCAAACGGTTGGCTAGTCACGTCTCAACGGTTCGGCACGACGATGTATCGGGCTGGTTTGGGCAACTATGTCCAGACGGTGATGACTGTTGATGCGGTTGCGGATAGTCGGGGTGTGGTGTTCACCGAAACCCCTCCGTCACCTCCTGAGTTCAACGACCTCCTAGACGCCTAAACCCCAGTTCGCAACAGCGGTTGGGGGGTTTACGGTATGGTCATGCTGTGGAGTTGACCGACAGACAGAAACGCTATGCGATGGCGATGGACATGATCGTCGCCCAATTCGGGGTCTTTGACCAATCATCCCAAGGCGACGGCGCACACTATGTGGATGGGCAGGGCAACCCTTTCAAGGAAGAGGGTCTGGTCTGTGGCAACTGCGTCGCTTTTCAGGGGAATCGGGCGTGCCGATGGGTGAGTGGCGACATTGATGGCTTGGGGATCTGTCGTCTTTGGGTTATCCCTGAGGATGCGATCATGGAATCTGGGGCAGAGGACGAGGAGGAGGACGAGGAGGAAATGGAGTCTGGGGAGGAAGACGAAGAAGAGGATGAGGAGGAGGACGAGGAGGAGGAGTATGGGATGACGAAAGCAGGCACGTTCCGCCCTCCGCAGGGCGTTCAGGCTGAAGCCCGTCGTGCTTTGGAATGGATCAAAGAGGGTCATGCTGGTGGCGGTTTCACGGATGTGGGGCGCAAGCGTGCGTCTGATCTTGCCCGAGGAGCCGAAGTGTCTTTGGATACCGTGAAGCGGATGCGATCGTTCCTTTCTCGCCATGCCGTGGATTCCCAAGGGAAGGGCTGGTCACCGGGTTCGGACGGCTACCCGTCACCCGGGCGTGTGGCTTATTCGGCTTGGGGTGGCAAGGCAGGATTGTCTTGGACGAACAAGATTCTGAGGAGTCGGGGCGATGAGTGAGTACGACCGCTGGCTGGCTGGCGAGATTGAGTGGGAAGATCTGTCAGCCGAGACACAAGCCAAGATTGACGATGAGGCGATGGGTGGCTTGGAAGTTGATGCGACTGCACCTGAACTCCTCCATAAGGCAGTGGACGAGAAGCGTTTCACGCTAGGTCCGTGGTATATCCCGAACCGTTTGGATGCCCATAACGAGTGGACTGATTCCGACGAGTTGCAGGCTGGTTTGTGGGAGTATGTCCGTAAGGGTGATCGTGGAATCCGTCTTCAGCACAATCGTGACATTGTCGCTGGTGAATGGGTTGAAGCGATGCAGATGCCCGTTCCTGTCAAGATGCGAAAGCACGCTGATGGCGGTGAGGTGGAATATCCTGAAGGAACCGTTTTCCTCGGGGTGGTGTGGAAGCCGTGGGCTTGGGATCTGGTGAAGAAGGGGAAGATCCGAGGGTTTTCTATTGGTGGATCTTCGGGACGAATCCCGATTTCTCCTGTCAACAAGGGTAAGGAAACGACTATTCGCACCCCATTGTTGCCAGCCGTTATCACAGTCGGGAAAAGCCGTTATGCGGTGAAGCCTGACGGCGATGCGATTGTCATCTCAAATGGTTCTGACCGAGTCACGGTCACGGTGGATGAGATTGCCAGCGACATGGTGAAGTCAGCCGATGATTTGTTCGGCTGGTCGGCGGAGGATCGTGAGAGTGTCGTCCGCCAGTTGACTGTTGACGAACTGAACGGAATGTGGTTTCACGATTGGGATGGGTCGTGGGCATTTACCAAGAAGAAGTTTGGTTCTCGTTCGGAAGCGTCTCGTTATGCGGCAAATGTCCGTTGGCAGAATCATGGCATCAAGATGCGAGACATGAACGCCAAAAAGACTGCTGATGAGGCTTCGCAAGTCAAGTTTGGTGAGGACGGTATGCCCGAGCCGGGTCCGTTGGGATACCCGAAGACTGAGGGCGGTATGCGATTGGCGAAGACCTATGCCTCGCTTGCTGGTCACGCCGATTTTGATGCCATTGCGTCAACCATTCTGAAAAGTCCTGCAAAGTATCCGAAAGGTCTTGACGGCGACATTGAATATTCTTTGTTGCGTAAGCACATGACGCCAGAACGCATAGCGTTGCATGACCGCATTTTGGATTCTGAGATGGCAGGCAAAGCATCGGTTGAAGGTCGTGATCCCGTTTACACGTTCCTTGGTGGTGGTGCAGCCGCTGGTAAATCAACACTTTTGGAAACTTTGGGGGCAGACGGGAAACCGCTCGTCTCGGTGCCGACCCGAGTTGTTGGTAGTGATGGCAAAGCGGTGCTGTCCCATGCGAAGACCGCTATTGAAATCAACCCTGACGAGATCAAAGTGATGTTGCCTGAATATCATGCGTTGACCCGAGGTGGTCAAAAACAAACCGTGATGACTGCGTCAGGTAAGGAAATGACTTACGATCCGGGTCGTTCTCCTGTCGCCTCCGCACGTTTCAAAGCAGGTACGTTCGCCCACGAAGAATCTTCGTTGTTGGCGAAAATGTTGAACAAGCGTGCGTTGAAGAAGGGTTTGGATATTGTCCTTGACGGCACGGCGGACGGGGGAACTGGGAAACAGTTGAAGAAGGTTTTGGATATTCAGAATGCTGACCCGAAGATCAAAGGTAAGAGGGTTGAATACAAGACTCGTCTGGTCATGGTGACTACCGATACTGACCAAGCGGTTCAGCGTTCGGCTGGTCGTGCGATGCAAACGGGTCGGCTTGTTCCAGAGCCTGAGTTGCGGAAGGCGCACCGTGGTGCCACAACTTCATTCATGGAACTGTATGAGAATCAACAAGGTGTGCGATATGATCAAACCGAAGTGTGGTCAACTCGGAGTTCAACACCAAAATTGATTGCGGTTGGCGATGGTGCGAGATTTACCGTCCGTGATAGCCGTGAGTTTTCGGCGTTTGCCGCCAAGGCGAAAGAAGATACGAGTCCGACTGCACTTGGTCGTCAAAGTGCGATTGATGCAGGTGTCCCAGCGGAGGTGTTGGAATATGGAAGTTGATTTGGAGCGAGCGATTCAGTTGAGACTGCTGGTTCGTAACGGCAACGAAGGTGATGCTGAGGCGGATGCCAAAACGGACGAGGAACGTGAACTGGTTGCACAGATGCGATTGTCCCAGCCGAACGGGATGTTCATAGAGTCCCTGCCTCAGGATTTTGATTTTGGTGGCGATCGTGATGACCCCGATTTTGATTACGACCGTTGGGTGGCGGACGGGATGCCCGACGACACCAAGCCGTATGTGGGCGATTACGAGCCAAAACCTTTCGGTTGGATGCCTTCCTAAAAAATACTTGACACGGGTTTAGGAATCTGCAATACTTCTTATGGAGGGAAGGGAAGCCCTCCAGAAGGGAGGAGGCAGTGACCACAAAGGATTGGGCAAGCATCTGGAAGGAGGTGCAAGAGCAGTCCTCCAAGGCGTGGCACGAAGCGGTGCCTACGCCGATGGTCGTCTACACGCCGAAGGGATTGTTTGACGACACTCCTGATCTGACCCAGCCCGTCTACCGTGTGGACGAAGGCGTCTGCGGATTCGGATGGATTGAACTGGACGGTCGCTCTGGTTTGGCACGCTGGCTGAAGAGCAAGGGGATCGGTCGCCAAGGTGACAGCAAGTACCGAGTGTCCTCTTGGGAAATCGTCTCGGCGGATCGGATGAGCCAGAGTTACACCAGAAAAGATGCGGCGGTTCGGGCTGGTGCCAAGGTCTTGCGAGACCTCGGTGTCAAGGCATACGGAATGGCTCGGCTGGACTAACCGATGGGCGGTTCGCACACTTTCCATGAATTCAATCGTTCTGTCTAGTGAGGAGGAAAACAGAATGAAATTGATGGTTTCATACAGACCGATGACGGGGATTCTGAACATTTGGAACAGGATTGACGACGAACTGTCGGAAAACGATCGTCAACAAATCCACACGTTTCACGAATATGAGAAGACCGAGGACGACGACTGGTTTTACTCGCTTTCGTTTTACAACGGTGATTTTCATCACTTCGTAGCGTTGGGCGTCAACGACAAGTGTGAAGAGTGGAACTTGTGGCTCGCCCAATACTTGCCTGATTCGGTAGTTGCCGAAATCCATGCTCTCGTTCAAAAGTGGGATTCCGAATACGACGGCGATGCCGACCTGAGAACTCGGGTACTTGCTCGCAACAATGCCGAGTTGGAAGTTTGATCGGAGGAAAAATGAAACTCAACGATGCTGTCCGATTGCATACCGATCGTTTGGATGACGTGCGACGCACGCTCCGCATGAATGACAAACACTTCTTTGAGTCTTTGTTGGATCAGGATTCTTTGGCGAACAAATGGCTGATTCTCATGCAGTCAATGGTTACACCTTTTTCTGAGGGCAACACTTCCGCCGGTCCTCAAATAGTCGGAAAAACTGCCGAAGATATTTACCAGATCGTCGGCATGGAGGACGACGCTATCGGCGGTGAGACGGTCTTCGTATCGGAGAGCGTGATGGCGGTCATTGCATCGGCGTCTCGGACGATGGAGCCTGAACCGATCTATGCGACTGATTTGCTGTACGAAAACGGCTTGTTGATTTTTCAGGAACCGATCGTTGTATCGGATCTTCATCCTAGAACGGGCAAATTGGATGAACGTCTTGTTCTGCCGATTCGGGCTATTGGTTGGAAGAAATCGGACTATGTGCGTCGTAAGGATGGAACGATTGGTGAGGGTGTATTGATGATCCCCTACACCGACCACGATGGTCGTGTTGTTTTCCGTGAATCAATGCGACGGGTAGCATTGGAAGATAACGACGAAGCATTGTTGATGCCTGAACCTTCGGTCAAGCGTGGTTTGTTGCCGACCGATTTTCTGCCGTGGGCGTTTGGAGTGAACTGGTCTTTCGGCTCGGAAACCGAGTACGACTTTGAAACAAGGACGTTCAAAGGTTTGTTGTCCACGGTTGGTGAAGTGCGGTTGTTCTTCTTGTCGCTGATGCGATTCGCTTGGCAGGAAATTGTCAAGGTGCAACGGGAGGCGGTGGATCGTCCTGTCCGCAGGGAAGCGCAACGAGTGTTGAAAGATCGGGATTACTCCGATGGTGCTTGCGTGTTGCGTCTCCGCCGAGAGGTCAACTATCAGGCTCGGGGCGATTCGGGAACCCCGTTGCGGTTCCGAGTGGTGGTGCGTGGTCACTGGCGTCGTCAGTGGTATCGCTCGCTGGGTCCGTCAACATCCGCCGAAGCACATCGGACGATCTGGATTGATCCGCACATTCGTGGTGACGAGGCTCTTCCGATAAAGGAAAAGCACAAGGTCACGGCAATTACCCGATAAACTAAACCTTGGGAGGAACAATGAAACCAATCTTCGTTTACGGCAGTCTGATGCCAAAACATTGGAACGCTCATCTTTGGGAAGAGGATGCGATTGCTATGCCAGCAACACTTGACGGTTTCCGTCTGGTGTCGTGGCACCGCAACTTCCCCTACGCCATCCCTGCTGAGGGTGAACGGACGAAGGGTTACCTTGTGGTCTGTGACCCCGATGCCTATGCGATGATCTTGCAACGGCTGGATCGTCTGGAGGGTGTCCCTCACCACTACGACCGAGTGTCGGTGTTGGCGAACCTAGATGGTGAGCAAGTGGAGGCGTGGGTATACACGCCGAACGATCCCGACGAGTACGAGAACGATTTCCGTATCCCCGATAACGACTGGGATACGTTCCTTGCAACAGAACCAACAACGGTTTAGTGGATGCGATTGTAAAACCACATCTATCTTGCTTGCACGATGACTGCACGCAAGATGGTTCACCTCAACATTGAAGAAACTTCAGGGGTAGACCATCCAGCGCATTTAGACGAAGGATGGATCCTGATGAAGAATGCCGATCTGACCAGCGAAGACTTTGACGCCATTGAGAAGATGGTCGGCTTGGAGGCTGACCTCACCAAGGCTCAGGAGCGCATCGCTGAACTGGAGGCGCAGATCGCTTCCGCCAGCCCCGAGGACGAAGATGCTGGCGACGACGAGGAAGAGTTGGTCAAGTCCGCTCCTGCTCCCGTCCGTGAGGCGATTATGAAGGCTCGTCGTGAGGCGACCGAGGCTCAGGAAGAACTCCGCAAGGAGCGTGAAATCCGTTTGGACGCCGAGGCAATCGTCAAGAGCGCAGAGCGTTTCCCGAACCTTGCCGTGGATCACGACGAATTCGGTCCTGCCATGCGACGTCTGGAAGAGATCTCCAGCGACCTGTTTGACGTGGTCAGCAAGGCTTTGGACGCCGCAAACGGTCAGGCGGAAGCGGCTGCGATCTTCAGCGAAATTGGTTCGTCGCACGTCCCCTCGTCTTCGTCGGCTTACCAGAAGATTGAGACTCTCGCCAAGGCAAGCGTTGCCAAGGGCGAATTCAAGACCGTTGAGCAGGCGATTTCCAGCCTGATCTCGGAAAACCCTGCCCTCTACGCCGAATACCGCTCGGAAACCAACTGACAAGAAGGAATGACCTCTCATGGCATACGAAATCAACCAGTACAGCGTCAAGATCACTCTGCCTGCGGCGGCTGACCTTTCCACGAAGCAGTATTACTTCGTGAAGGTGAACACCTCGGGTCAGGCGGCTCTCTGCTCGGGTGCGACGGACAAGCCGATCGGCGTGTTGCAGAACACCCCGACGTCGGGTCAGGCGGCTGAGGTTCTGGTCGTCGGTGGCACCAAGATCGTCGCTTCGGCTTCGTTGGACGAGGGTGTTGCTATCGGCACCACCGCCGCTGGCAAGGCTGGTGCAAAGGTCGTTGGCACCGACACCACCAACTACATCGTTGGTCAAGTGATTCTTGCCTCTGGTGCTGACGGAGAACTCCTCACCGCCGTTATCAACTGCGCCTCGCCTGCCCGAGCCGCCTGATCCCAAAATCTCCACAAGGAAAGGTCAAAAGCCATGCCCCAGCCCACTCAAAATCAGGTCCATGTTGATGCGATTCTGACGAACATCTCCGTTGCTTATATGCAGAAGCAGGAGAATTTCATCGCCAACAAGGTGTTCCCGATCGTCCCCGTGGACAAGCAGAGCGACAAGTATTTCTCGTACACCAAGAACGACTGGTTCCGTGACGAGGCTCGTCTCCGTGCGGATGCGACCGAGTCGGCTGGTGGCGGTTACAACCTGTCCACCTCGTCCTACTCGGCTGACGTGTGGGCGTTCCACAAGGACGTGGGCGATCAGACCCGTGCCAATGCCGACGCTCCCATCAACGTGGATCGTGAGGCTGTGGAGTTCGTGACCAGCCGTCTGCTGTTGAAGATGGAGACCGAGTTCGTGTCCAACTTCTTCACCACTGGCGTGTGGGCTACCGACAACACCCCGAGCAACCTGTGGTCGGACTACACCAACTCGGATCCGTTGAACGACGTGGAAGACGCCAAGCGTGCGATTCTCGCCACCACGGGTTTTGAGCCGAACACCCTCGTCCTCGGCTACGACGTGTTCAAGGAACTGAAGAACCACCCCGATCTCGTTGACCGAATCAAGTACACCTCGTCCAACGTCATCACGACCGAGATGATCGCTCGTATGTTTGATGTGGAGCGTGTGCTGGTCAGCAAGAGCGTCAAGGCAACGAACAACGAGGGTGGCACTGCCGCCTACGACTTCACCGCTGGCAAGAACGCCCTCCTGTGCTACTCGGCTCCGTCACCGGGATTGCTCCAGCCGTCCGCTGGATACGTCATGTCGTGGACTGGCGTTTCGGGTGGTTTGGGTCAGACCATCGGTGCGAGCCGTTTCCGCATGGAGTCGGTGAAGGCAGATCGCATTGAAGGCGAGATGGCGTTTGACATGAAGGTCGTCGCCTCGGATCTCGGCTACTTCTTTGCGGCAGTCGTTGCCTGATCAACCGTTCTGCCCGTAAGGGCGGTCAAGCGATGCGACTGCACCTCGGTGTTGTAGTGTCGGACAAGAACAGAAGGGTTGAACATGAGTGATTGGTTGGTGTTGAAGCCGATTCCTGTCGGTGGAGGCAAGAAGATTGAGGCTGGTGCGGTCGTTCAGGCTGACGGATGGCGCAATAGGCGCACTCTGGAATCTGGGCGTTACATCCAGAAGATTGAACTCACGCCGAATGTGGTGGTGAAGCCGATCCCCGTCGTGGAGCCTGTAAAGGCTGTGGAGCCTGCGAAGGTTGAGGAGCCTGTGAAGGTTGACGAAACCGTCAAGTCGGAAGCCCCCAAGAAAAAGGTGGGTCGTCCTCCCAAGGTTGAAGTTACGGAAGGCTGAATGCGATGACATGGAGTTACGGTGGAGATCCAGCGAACTCCAGCACGGATCGTGTTCGCTTCCTGTGCGGTGATACCGACACGAACAACCAGCAGGTGACGAACGAGGAAATCTCGTTTCTGCTCTCTGAATTCAACACGGATTCGTATTTGGCTGCCGCTGGGGCTTGTGAGGCTATGGCGTCTAAGTCGGCTACGAAGGCTGACTATTCTCGGTCGGTGGGCGATTTGTCGTTGTCCACGCAGTATGGGGCGCACGCCACGACTTTGTTGAAGAGGGCGGAAAGTTTGCGGAACCAAGCCTCTCGTCGTCGTCCTCCGTCCGTCAACTTCTTCACGGATGATGATGACAACGTGTTCGGCGCAATGATTTTCTCCATCGGCATTGACGACAATCTGGGTTCAACAACTTCGGGGTCGTCCACGGCACCAGCGTGATGCGATGACCATTGAGGCAGTCTTTCTAGATCTGATGCCGTCCACGGTGACGATTTATCCTCAGTCGGCTCGGAGTGCTTACGGTCAGCAAACGTGGTCTGCTACGGGAACATCTGTTCGGTGCCGTATCCAGCAGACGGGCATCGTTTCGCACGATCAGAACGGTCGGCAGGTCATTGAGGACGGCAAAATCATCTTTTATGGTACGCCGACGATCAGTTTGAACTCCAAGATTACGTTGCCTGACGGCACCACACCAGTCTTGTTGACGATCAATGTCCACAACGACGAGGATGGAACTAACCACACCTCGGTTTCCTACGGACGTGCCTGATGCCTATTCATATTGAAACAGTGGGTTTGATCAGCACCACGATGCGATTGGATGGCTGGGATCGGTTGACGACCGTTCTTCGTGTTGCCCCCGAGTTGGGTTTACAGGCTTTGGGGCGGAGCCTCTATGCGACTGCAAACAAGATCTTCAATGAGTCTCAGATGCAGGTGCCTGTGCGCCGAGGCATCCTAAGGTCTACGGGTTTCGTGGCTCCCCCTGCGCTTCAGGGCAACGGTCAACTGGCGGTTCGTATCTCGTATGGTGGTGCATCTGCGCCGTACGCCTACGACCAGCATTACAACCTTGC